CCCTGTTATTTCGTTAGAGGTGGTATAGGCAGCAGTTGCCGCCGTAAAGGACGCGTTGTTGTCATACAAAGCAATCTTAAAGGTGTCTCCACCGCTTAATAGAAAGTTATGCACGGCCTCAAGAATCTCTTTCTTAAAGCTCGTACACATGAAGTTACCTGTAAAGGCCATGTCACAATCTCCTTATAAGTTTGACATTTGTTCGGTTTAAGTCGCCTATCATGTCTTTTCTCGCAGAATAAGACCTGTTCGATAAGCGTCAGTGACCTCTTGTGATTCACCGAAGTTTTTGACGCGAGAAAGCGCCTCAGTGAACCTCTGAGTGTAGTTTTGAACTAGATCGGCCTCACCCTTCATGAAGGTATAAGCCTCAATCAGAGAGCCGTACAGCATGGACACAGAAGCATTAGTGCTCAACCATGTGGTTCCGTCCTCAGCGCCAGCAGTAAGGCTCTGTGGCCTATAGAAGTAGTGCAATTCAACAGCATAAGCTGCGTCAGGCGTTGGACCTAATATGAAATTGTCTATATCAAACTGAGCATAGTATCTAGGAACGCCAGTTGTTCCATCATCAGGGTTAAAGGACTGCACAAAGTTCACATCCTTAAACAAGACGAACTCTTTGTTGCCACCAGTAGTGAATGAAAGGCTATACGGGGCGAGATAATCGCTTGGAAGAGCGAGATATTGGTTGCTCGCGGTCATATTACCCGCTTGATTCTTCCGAAAAACCTCAAGCTGCGCTATTTTAAGAATGCGCTCCTCAGTGTTTTTGATGAAAATATCAAGACTATTCACAAAGGTTGTCTCTGTGTTTTCAGTGTAGTCCTGAATCGCGGTCTTTAATTGTGCGTATGTAAAGCTCATGATATATTCACCGTAACGCTACCAACTGAGCCAGTAGCAACCAAATTGTTAGGGGTTAAACCCTCATCGTATGCCATGCCTACAGGATTCCAGCCCCATTGTATATTGTCTTGTTGCGCAACGTTCTGCTGAGGACGCGGGTTGCGCAATGCTTGTGGGTCGGGGGTGGCTCGAAGCGGTTCAAGCTGTGGTTGTTTGGCTTCCCACTCGTCTTTACCCACGAGAAGGCCGTTCCATTCCTTCCGCATGTCTCTAAGGCGGTATCTGAACCCAGAACGGTCAGATATGCCGTATGCCCACTTACCTGAAGCATACTTAGACATAACGGTAATTCCTCAAGTCTGGCGCAACGCGGAAGGATGCGCGATCACGATCCTCGTCCATTGCACGGCCAATTTCCTCTTCATAGACCGTTTTAAGCAGTTGTGCGCGGTCTGGAGCGCGTTTTATGGCGATATAATAGGCCAATCCAGCGGCTAAAGCAGGGTAAAAACGGAAGGGAACTTGCAGTGTATTCGTGTAATTATCGGCGTCATCTAGCCTAATTAGGGCGTCATAAATGACCACATCTGTGCTATTATCGGGCAAAGGCCACATCTTTATGACGGGATTTATCAGCCTATCCACGAAATATTGCGTAGGACGGCCTGTTGTGGATTTTGTAGGTATGTTAAGGTATTCGTCCCTACTTATGCGATTTAGGGCGTAATCGGTGCCATCTCGACGTACAACGAGCGATAAAACGTCAATTGTGGACGTTCCAAGGTCATAATCACCGTCCCCAGAGGTCACTGTGAAGGTCTTTTGGGCTATAGTCCATTGGTTTAAACCACGGTTTGCCCAGTCGGCAAACATCAAATTCATGGACCTTTTGGCTGTTTTTAGGTCATATCCGGTGCGAACTTCCAAGCCACAACGCTCAAAAGCCTCTTCAACGTAGTCAGCTACGTCTAATTCGAAGTTTGTTGAGCCTGATATAGTCATTTGCTTTTCCCTCGTGACGAGCTTTTCTTACGTTTTACAGGAACACACTTGTCTTTTCCAGCTTTTGTTCCAGCGAAGCGGTATCCCTTCCAGCAAGCCTTGCCGTCAGCACCCTTTTTCTTGCCTTTTGTCACCTGTTTAGACGATTGTGATCTTCCTATAGCCATATTAGCAATCCCAAGCCTTGCGCGACCAGTAATTCGCGCTGAATTTATCAGTTGTACCTTTAATTCCGCCTGATCTGGCGCAATAGCTCTTCTTTCTTGCTGGAATGCCCTTTTTTATGGTCATTTTAGGGTCCCCAAAGCGTACAATCTTGGTTTTGTCGCCTTTTTTGGCAAGAACGGCGAACTTCTTCTTCCCACCGGGGGTGCGTTTCGGCTTATTGTAGCCTGAAAACTTCTCTCCGCTTTTTTCAACAGACATTAAGCACCTATTGGTATGAATTGACGGGCAACAAGTGACTTCTTGTTTCCCGCCATTTTTTATTTAAGACAAAAAGATTGTCAGATCGTTATTAGCACCCGTGAACGCGTTGATAAAAACGCCAGCCGTAGCTAGGACGCCATCATCAGGAATGTTCAGGACGTGCATTCCTACAGGGAATGGCTGGACAATCAAATCCTCACCAGACCCTGAACCGTTTTTCATCGTAAACGATCCAGCAGTTTCTGCGTAGATCACAACTTGACGGATGCGAGAGCGTGTAGGGCCAACGATTGCAGCCGTTGTCCCCTGCGCCCAAGCATACGCCTTTACTGGTCCAGCCATGTTAGCCTCCTATTATGATAACGCAGCGCCGACAGCAGTAACCCAAGCAGCACCTGTGTTAATAACCAAGCAATATTCATTATCGCCTGCGCCGTTGTCGCTTACAATGTAAACTGTGCCTACAGTCGTATCGCCAAAAGCCGGAAGGTTTGCAGTTGTTACAACTGGGACTTCAAAGCCGTTAGTCGATTGTACTGGGCCTGAAAAATGTGTAGTAGCCATGTTTTTCTCCTCTCGTGTCCGAGGTCAACTTCCCGTGATTGCAAAGTCACAGGAATATATATGTTTCTTGAACGTCATCGTTCTTGGAAACAATACAACAAAGCAGAACAAAAAGAAAGGGGCGATCCGAAGACCGCCCCTGACTCAACTGAAGATCAGTTTATTACGCTCCGGGAGAACCGAATACAGCGCGTGGATCGGAATAGCCGAAGCTATAACGCTCACGAGCTTTAAAGCGCATGTTGCCTGTGTCGAAGTCGGCTTCCATGTTTGTGCGCATAGGTGAACGCTCAAAGTGCTTGAAGCCGTTAGGCGCGTCAGTTTTGATGAAGAACGCATCTGGGTCTGTCAAGAAGTGGTTAACAGTGTAACCCTCTGGAAGCATACCCATGTTGCGAATTGCGTTTACATCATTATCTGCTGTGCCAACACGCAATGTTGATTCCAACAAACGATCTGCAACGAATTGCAGTTGTGGTGGAATAACCATTTTAGTGCCGCGCAGAGCAATAATCATGTTACGCTCATCTACGAAGGTCGAGATGTCAATCAACGCATTTTCCAACGAAGTTTCGTTGAGATCAGCCGCTGTTGATGGCTCGTTGCGGAAAGTACCGCCACCTGAAAGCGGGTGAGCAGTCGAGCAAAGCTCAACGCCGTCACCACCAGCGAAGCTAGAATTAAACGCGTTGTTTAATACTGCTGCCGCTTTAACCTGCTTAGTGTGTGCCATAGAACGCGCAAGCGCCTTCGTATAGCGAGCACCAAGACGGTCATACAGGTTGTCTTCGATTGCTTCTTCAGTCAACGCGAATGCAAGAGCAACTGTCTCGTGTGAGTAACGAGCAGTGTACGCTTCATTTGCGTTGTCAAATTCGACGCCAGAACCTTCGGATTTTGTGGGAGCATTCCCAAATCCGACGAGCATGACCTCTTCTTCAAACGCACGGTCTGAAGATTCTGTGTCAAAGATTTCAGCATGTTCGCCTTCGTAGCGATCATACTCCATGCCGAACAGAGCGTTGAGGCCCGGTTCTAGCTCTTTGACGAGTTGTGAACGTGAAATAGCCATAACTCAGTCTCCTTATGCCAGACCCGCAGTGCCAGCACTGAACAGGTGGTTGTTGATTTTTACGATCACGTTAGTGTTCGCGGCGGAAACATCGCTATTCTCAGGGTCTTGAGAAATGTCGATTGCCTTGAGTGCTAAACCAGCGGTTGTAGCACCAGTAGAGACAGCCAATTCCATGCGTGAAGTACCACCAGTGGTGCTTCCTACAGGGCTTTGGTCAACAATATCGAAGTTGCCAAACAAGTCAGCTATAGGGAATGCAGCATTTGCTTGGATTTCGAAAGTTGCACTAGGGTCATCAATCACATTAGCGATGATTTCCGTAGCTACGGTGTCAGCAGGCCAATAGTTTGAGTAGACAATGCTACCTGTGTTATCGACATATGAACAGCCATTAAATACGCCCAGAATCAAATCAGTCGCACCAGCAACAACACGTTCAATACCGCCACCAGTGACGGCTTTAACCATGTCACCTTGGAAGATATTTGTGTCGTACCCGGAGGCAATACGATACCGATTCTGACGCTGCGAGCTAGTGCTCGTGCGAACAGGGCGAAGGCCAAAAGAAGCGTCTTGGTTAGACATCTTTACTCTCCTTCAGAGTTCCCGCGTCCTCTTTGTCCGAAAGACACGGAAGATTTACGTTGAGGATTTAGTTTAGGCATGGCTGGGTTGTTTTCACGCATCCAGTCACGATCCACTGCGTCCAATTGATTTTTTGAAACACCTTGATAGTGTCTATTCCGCTGTTCGGCCAATTCGTTAGGGATGCGTGCGAGAACAAGTCCACCGACACCAATGATGCCAGCGTTGCGTCCCTCATCTACTACAGGTCCTACATATTCGGGATATTCCTCAGCGCGAACGAGGTCCCAGCCTTCTTGCCGTTTTTTATGAACGTTTGTCTTATCGTCGAATTCCATTACAGATTCGCGTATCCAACGGTGTTTAAAACCGATAGGTGGTTCGGGTGCTTGCAAAGCAGAACCGGGTCGCCATTCTTGTAAACGCTCTGAGCGTTCCCGCGTGTTTGTTTCGCGTGGTGTCCTGTCTGCCATTTTAAGTCCTCCGACTGTTAATTTTT